AACAGATTGGGGCCATCCTTGGAGTCTATGACGATCCCGATATTGGTGAGATGATGGCAGAGAGAATGGGGGGCCACTTGGCTGACGATCCAAGGAATCAGGAACGCATGAACACATACTTTGTCCGTACTGCTCTTCAGGGTGTAACAAACGCCCAGAGAAGAGCAACAATGCTGGTTGGATTCCAGTATTTAAGGGAGCTGGGTGATCAGTACACAAATCCTGTAGGTATGAGTGAGGATGCAATTGCCAAGAATAAGAAAGCAGCAGAAATGGAACTGATGGACTTGGGTATTCCAAAGCAGAAGTTAAAGAAGTTTTCTGAATACATGACAAACGTTTATAAAAATAATATATCTCCAGATTCACTCCAGCTTGCAGATGGAACTTTATCTGAAATGGGGGAGCTGCTTGCAATCTCAACTCTGAGAATAACTGACAGGACTATTCAAAGCCCTGCAATTTCATCCAGACCCAGATATGCAGAATTGACCCTTGGGAGGCTCGTTTATTCAATTCAGTCATTTAACTATTCCTTCACTCGCAATGTTCTTGTTTCAGAGTTTAAACGATTCCAGAGGACTAATAAACATTTGGGCAAAGGCAGGGTTGCAGAAAATGCTGCAAGGCTTTTAGCTCCTATCTTTACTCTATACATGGGTCATGTAATGGTATCTGCCGCAAGGATGTTCCTGCTGGACAGGGAAAAATGGGAGGAGAAGAAAAAAGATAAAACACTTGAATCTTACCTGATGGAGATTTCTTTCAACCGATCCGGGGCATTAGGGATCGCAGAACCTTGGTATCAATCATACAGGGCAATCCGTTACCAGAGAGACTTGGCTACAAGTCTTGTTGGTGCAACTCCGGGTTTTTATTTACAACCTATGCAGAAGATTTTTAAATACTTTAGTGATGAGACAAATTCGCCCAATACTACGAATGCAGAAAAGAAAGCACTTGAGGCTTTCTACACCCTCGTAATAGTCCCCATTATTGTTGCCTCAGTCTCTAATCCTACCTTCCTTGCAAACCTTGGTGTCCCGGGGAACCTGATTGCAGGAATGCTGGCAATGGTAGGTACTTCCAAGACTGCAAAAACAACTGCATCGAAAGCAGTTTTGGATACGTTCTATGACTAGAGAAGAAAAAAAAGCACACTTATTAAGGTTACAGAAGTTACACGAACAGGCTGTAGCCCATTTGCGTAAAAATCCTTCCAACTATTCCCCACCTAGATAATTTATTGTCAATTTTTATTGACAATATTCCCCGTCTTTGATATTATATATAGCTAATACATCTAGGAATGTTGATATAACCACTCATAGGGTTTACAAGTTTTATTGTAAAGAAACAAAAGGGGAGCATGGAAAGCACTACTATTCTCAGGAGGAGAATGAAAAAAGCAGGGATCACCTTAAAATCGGTTGCATATTTAGCAGGAGAGAGTGAACAAACTGTATGCCGGGTTCTGAATGTAGACCTGATAGAAAAGATTCATGCAGCAGGGAATACTTTAGTCAAGGAAGCAAATAATACCCTGACCAAAGAGTTATTTGAAGAAGAGTATGCAGAATGAATTGTGTTATCTGCAATGGAGTTTTGGGAAGTGACAAGCAAAAGTATTGTTCTTCAAGTTGTTATAGATTTTATAGGCAGGAATGGTACAAGGCATGGTACAGGAAACACAATCCATTGCTGCCAAAAATAGCTTGCATTTTCTGCTCTACAATTTTTCAACCTAGAAGCAAGAGACACAAATGCTGTGATGTAGTTTGCCGGGAGCTTCTTGAGAAGAAAAAACAAAAAGGGAACAGGAAGAAACCAAAGGAACCAAAGGAACCAAAGGAATATAAAAAAGGAAGGACTATAGAATTACCCCCCCTGCCAAGCGACAAATCAAAGTATTCCGGGCAGATAGAAGAGTTTAAGCAGAATGGTGGAAAGGTTAATGTTTTGCCACCTCAAGTTAGCGGAAGAACGCCTGATGTAAACATAACCAGTTTAGCCGGATGGTCAATTGAGACTTTATTTGGCTTTGGCTACGAGATTCAACTTATGGAGGAGTTAAATGATGTTGGCTGATATAGACCCTGTAGCAAAACCACGCATGACAAGGAAGGACAAATGGCTCTCGCCAGCAAGACCATGTGTTCAGAAGTACCGCAAATTTGCCGATGATCTTCGGCAGTCTATTTTATACGATGAGTTCGTTCCCGGCTTTAGGCTCCTCTTGGAATTTCACATTCCGATGCCTAAATCATGGAGCAAAAAGAAGAAGCTCAACATGGTGGGCAAGCCCCACCAGCAAACCCCAGATTTAGATAATCTTATAAAAAGCCTTGATGCAATTGTTCCAGAGGATTGTGGAATCTGGGACATATCTGCAAAGAAGTTCTGGGCAGAAACAGGAAGCATAAGGTTGGAGAACAAGGATGGTTGATATGATATACGAGGGCAACCACAGGTTGACAAAGGATCAGCACCATGCAGTTGCAAAAGCCAGCAGGAAAAGGATAAGAGAAGGGAAAGAGGGAGAGGTAATTCGGAAACGCATGAGCAAATCAATTAGTGAACACTACAAATTAAAACCATATATAGAGGCTTTATAGAGCGACATGGATGTTGCTTAATACGGACACTTCAGGAGGTAGACTCGGCATTTGCAGGTAGCACTCCCACAGGAGTAGTCCGTTCTATAAAGCCTCCCTTTAAAGGAGAGAACATGGCAGCAGTATTTATAGTAAAACCTGAACAAGACCCGGCAGTACGAGAAGGTAAATATACAGGAAGTAACGTGGCAGGTTGCATTGGCAGCAGCCGATGGAGTCATCCAAATAAGGAATTTGACATACTCCTTGGGAAAAGGGTCAGGGATGATTTAAGCGAAAATCCTTATGTAAAGGCAGGAATCTGGGCAGAAGAGCAAGTTGGTAAGCGGTTTGCCAAAGAGATGGGTCTAAAGATTAGGTTTGTAAATCGTACATATGTTTCAAAAGAATGGGACTTGGCTACAGGTCATATTGATGCAAAGATTCAAGGCCAGAATGTTGGTCTGGAAATTAAGACTGCATCTGAATTTAAAAAAAAGGAATACAGCGAACACTTGGCTCCAAATCCTGTAATACCAATTGAGTATCGCTGCCAAATCAATCATTACCTTTACATTACAGGCTGGGATTTTTTTTATTTAGCAGTCCTGATAGGAGGCAACGACTTCCGGGTATTTAAGATTGAGAGAGATGAGAAAGCAATTGCAGAGCAAGTCCGCAAGTTGAGGGCTTTCCACGAAAATCACGTTGTTCTTGAATTATCCCCACCAGCTCGCACACCAGAAGAAGCACTTTACATTTTTCCTTCTGCTGATCCAGAAGAGAAAAGTATTGATGCAAGTCCATTGTTTTTAAATTTGTATGCAGAAGCAAAACAGATTGCAGAAGAAGGAAAGATTTTGAAGTGGAGAAAAGCTGAGAACGAAGCAAATATGCAAAACATGATGGAAGATGCAACATACGTTAATCACCCAAGCTCCAAGGAACGGCTTGTTCAATGGAAAAATGGTTCACGCTCAAGCCTTAATCAGAAGGCATTGAGGAAGGATATGCCGGAGTTGTGGCATAATGAAAAGTATGTCAGTAAGTCTACTTTTCGCACTTTTAAAATAATAACAGGAGAGACAAATGGAAATAGAGATAAGTAAAGGTAAGAAGAAGAAACCACTGAAGATTGGAGCATTCGGACAGGGAGGATCAGGCAAATCCTATTTTGCCAGAAATGCCCTGATTGCAGATTTTGAGGGTGGTCTTAGTGAAATTGACTGTGAGAGCGTTAATCTGGTTGGCAAAAGTACAGATGATCTTCTTGATTTTTTCAAGTATGTTTACACGCACCACAAGGACATAAAACAGGATACGATTGCAATTGACTCCATAGATTATGTGGAGAAGCAAGTCCATGCAGAGATATGTGAGGAGAGAGGAGTTAAGTCTGGTTCAATCAATGACAAAGACCTTGGGTATGGAGTTGGCCATCAAATATCATTGGCACGTTTCGTAAAACTCCTGAAGCCATTGGATCACTTGAGAGACTTGGGATTTAATATCCTTATCATTTCACATGCAAAAGTTGTAGAGATTAAAGACCCAAATGTTGATCAATATTATGACCGATGGGACTTGGCTCTTGAAAGGAATATGCGTTCATATATCCGTGAGTGGCTCGATATTTTGGGTTATGTTTCGCTGGAAACTTTCACAAAGAAGCAGGAAAGTACAGGATTTGGTGCAACTAAATTTAAACCAACTACTACAGGTAGGCGTTTGCTCAACATTGGGAACAATCCTTCCTATGAGAGTAAAACGAGGGTATCTCTTCCAGACAAGATTGATCTTGATTGGGGAGCATTAATGTCTGCAATAGATGATTCTAGGGCAGATAAGGGCAATAGTGCCAAACAAGAAACTAAGAAACAGGTAAAGAAGGAGAGTAAAGATGGGAATATACGACTTTAGTTCTGCGGATGCAAGAACAATTGACACTGATTTCAAACCCTTGCCGGATGGAGAATATCTGATGTCAATAGATTATGCAGAGATACTGGAAACTAATTCCAAAAGGGGGGAACATTTAAAGCTGGAGCTGGTAGTTCTGGAGTCTCCTGATGGAAACAACCAAAACAGGAGGGTCTTTCAGTATCACATGATCCGTCACGATAATGAAACGAGTCAGCGAATTGGAAGAGAGATGATTGAGGAGCTGGGTCGAGCAATTGGTCTTCCTGAACCAATGAATATTCAGGACACAAACCAATTCACTAATAAAGCAGTCAGAGCCAGACTTATAATTAAGAAAGGTTCTGGTGATTATGGAGACTCAAATGAGGTCGAGAAATACTTTGCATATCAGGATAGTCCTGATAATACTGCCAAGATACTAACTCCACCTCCATCTGATAAAACAGAAGCAGTAAAAGATGATATCCCTTTTTAGCTCGGACTTGTTTTGGTCAGCCATGGGCATATACCTTTGTGGTGTTGTCTGTGGTGTTTCTGGCCTTGCCCTGCTTACGTTTATCTATGTGGGGCAAGGTAATCGTATTATTATTTCACATGAAGAAGTGTGAAAATTGTGGAGAAGTCTATTCTCCAAAATCTACTGTGCAGAAATATTGCAGTCTTTCCTGCAAGGGAAAGGCTTATTGGAAACGTAACAAGGAAACCGGGCATATCCGGGCATACAAAGGTGGGTATCCAAGAGCAGTTGTTATTCAAAAATGGCTGGAGGCTCAGAAGCAGGATGAAGGAACAGTTGGTTGCCATTACTGTGGAACAAGAGTTACACCAGAAACATTCCAGATTGATCACATGAAACCACTTTCTAAATTAAAGAAGTCACAAGTTAAACTTCCAAGTAACTTAATAATTTGCTGTGAGAGCTGCAACCGACAAAAGGGTAACATATATAGTTATGAAGAATTTTTGGAGCTGAAACAAGATGCCAAAATTTAATCAGGATGCATACAATGATTGTGATTCCAGAGCAAAAGAGGTTTTGCGAAAGTACCTTGATTCAAGAGGTATCTTCACAAAGGTTTTTGAAGACTATGGAGCAGACATACAGGCATTCCATGAATATTTCCATGAAGTGGAAATTAAGTCATCATGGGATTCATCTTGGCCTGAGTCATGGAAGACCCTTCACATACCTGCCCGGAAGAAGAAGCTCCTCAGTAAAGGCAAGGGGTATTTCTGGGTTATGAACAAGACCTGCACAAAAGCCAAGTTGGTGGAGAGTACAACATTGGATGATGTTTTTATTGAAAACATTCCTAACAGCAGGTATCCAAAAGGCGAATATTTTTATAATATTCCTATTCACTTGACAACTGAGATAATCTTATAGTGTGTGGACTAAATGGATTTGGATGAAACATGGAAAGTCTTTTGCTCAAAATTACAGAAGATCAAACCTACCAGCAACGGCATTGAAGCCCTTTGCCCTGCACATGAAGACAAGAAAGCAAGCCTTACTGCTTCTCTAGCCAAAGAAAAAATACTATTCAAATGCCAAGCAGGTTGTAAATTTGATTCAGTAGTGTCCTCTTTGGAGATGGAACCAAATGATTTCTTTGCCCCCGAATTACCTGCACCTCCCAAAAAGAAAGTTGCAACATATAAATATAAGGACAAGGACGGCAATCATGTCTTCAGCGTTGTAAGGTTTGAACCCAAAGACTTTCGCCCCCAAAGACCAGACGGCAAATACACCCTTGAAGGTGTTGAGCGTGTACCATATCGGCTTTCGGAAATGCTTAAAGCAATCGAGGAGGAAAGGACTATCCTGTTAGTTGAAGGTGAAAAGGATTGTGATAACCTTGCGAAACTTGGAATGGTTGCAACCACTTGTCCAGGTGGTGCAGGAAAATGGAGGTCGGAGTATCTGCAATACTTTAAAGGTGCATCTGTTGCCTGTGTTCCAGATAACGACAAGGCAGGTAAGGAAGGTATGGAATTACTTGCACATAAACTTTTACCTGCAACTTCAAGAATCCTCTGGCTGGAACTTCCAGACGTTCCAGATAGGGGTGATGTCACAGATTGGCTCTCAATAAAGGGCAATGATGGAGAGAAGTTCAAGGAAATGGTTCAGAGTCATGCAGTGGTCTGGCAACCAAAGGCTGTATTACCTGAGAAACCTGTCGTGCAGACGTTGCACAAAGACTTTTTCTATCCAAAAGGATTTGTTGGTGAGTTGGCAAAGTTCATTGTAGATAATAGCAAGTATCACCAGCCGATCCTTGCACTCTCTGCCTCACTTGCATACGCTGGGGTTTTAATGGGAAGGAAAGTTACAACTGAAGAAAACACTCGCAGTAATTTATTCATTGCTGCACTTGCTCCAACTGGTCATGGAAAAGAATCTGCAAGACATATAATAAAAAAACTGGATGCAGACTTAAAACTGGAATGCTTTGGTGCAGAAAAAGTAACTTCAAGAGCTGCAATCGAAAGAGTCCTAGCCCATCGTGAAAGCTCCCTGTTTATGATTGATGAGTTTGGCCTGTATATGAAAGCAATCTTTTCAAATAATGCCAGCTCCCACCAGCTAGAGATTATGTCCACATTCATGGAAGTCTTCACTTCCTCTGGGGGATCATACTTTGGACAGGACAAAGCATCCGTTTCGGAGCAACAGAGATTTGAACTGCAACAACCCTGCTGTAGTATCTATGGCACTAGCACACCTTCTACGTTCTGGCAAAGTTTAAATTCCGGCAAGGTGAGGGATGGATCGCTAAATCGTTTTCTCTGTTTCAGCACCCCCATGATTCGACCTGCTCGGCAACGTGCAAAGATCATAGGGAAGTTTCCAAAAAATATAGTTGACCGATGCCAGTATTTTAAAAACATGAGTATTCAGCCGCATAAAATAAAAGGCGATATGTCAGAAGCAATGGCAATTCCTGAACCTGAAGTGATTGTGTATTCTGATCCTGCATGGAATCTGTTTGAGAAACTGGAGGACTATTCAAATGATAAAATTGATAACTCTGGAGTAACTGGTTCAATGTGGGTGCGATCTGCGGAAATGGCAAAAAAAGTTGCATTGATTAATTGTGTCTCAGAAGATAAATCTGAAATCTCTGCGGATCATGCAGAATATGCTTGTGAGTTGGTAAAGTTTTTGAACAAAAATACCTGCACAGAAATATTCCTGCACTTGGCAGATAATGATTCTGAAAGAACCAGTAAAAGAGTTGAGAGATTAATTATTGATTCATCTACAAAAGGTCTTTCAACAACAGATTTGTATAGGTCAACAAGATTTTTGCGTAACTCAAAACATCGCAGAGAGATTTTGGAGGACTTAACGGAGGCTGGATTGATAGTTTGCCTGAAAGACGATAGTTATGGGTCTGGAAGGAAGTCTGAGCGTTGGTTTGCTTCTGAAGCTATCTAGGAAGACAGCTCCAGAAAACAAAGGTAGTTTCATAAGCGCAAGTCGCTTTCGTTATCACCTGCGTTGATCTGAGACTCCGTTTTTAGACTATTTAGCACACAATTGGTTACAAACCATGTTTTTGTCTGCCGGAGTCCATTTTCGAGTTCATACTTGTCCAGAAACTTTTCAAGCAGTTTATCTGCCTGTTTTGAGATTCGGACTTGGGGTAAATTCTCTTTCATTTTATCTCCTTTTAGGTTATAATTAAAATTCATCACGTTACCTCGGTGATGGGTTTTGCCCCACTTCGGTTTTAGGGTTATCCGGAGTGGGGTTTTTTTATGAAGTCCTTTCATAGGTATTGATCTTCCCTTGCAGGATAGAATTTTTAACCTCCTCCTTTTTCAAGTTAGAAAACAATTCCATAATCAAGCGATTTTTCTGTGGCTCCGTAATCCATGACAATCTTTCCAAGTTTAAGTTATCATCTGGAGTAAACAGAAATTCCAAAGAGAAATTTTCCATACTCATTTCCCCTCCTTAATCCTGCGGATGTTTTCCTGATCGTTACATCTTGGGATGGTTTTAGTGTGGGGTTTGTATTCAGAATGATCCATGCTATCAACAAATTCCTCACAGTCCACACAATAGGTGTGGTCTTCACAGCACCCATCAAGATAATTTCTTGGGGGGCTGCATTCCTCAACATCTTGGTTGCGCCACTCTCTGAATAATATAT